TAAGGAGAATTTTGCGCTCTGCCTTATATTCGTTTCCGATGAAGCCAAGCCGCAGGAGGAAGCAGCGGAATGCGTACTTCTCGTTGTCAACTTCCTTCTCAGTGGCACTGATGCGCTTCAAATCCCGGCTCATCTTGCCAAGGGCTGCAATGAAGTGGGTGTAGGCCTTGACCTCATCCGGCTCCGGCATCTCAGTAAACCAAGGAAAGCTGACCGTATCCTCTGTGACTTCAATGCCAAGGTCGTCAATGCCGAGTGCCTTCTTGATGAGGCGTTCCTTGGCTGTGAGTAGGTTGGTGAGATTTCCGACCGCCACCTTGTCGAGCGGGAGGCTGACTGTAAGACCGGTGGCTTCATCGTCGCTTTCGACCTCTTCGGTATCCTCCGGTGTGAAGCCATCCGCGATCAGGTTGTGGATGATGCGTTCCAGCTTGTCTGCGTCCTCGCAGGTTACGCCGCCTTCTTTGTCGACCGTGATGTCGCCGATCTCGTAAGCGCAGGTCGGCATACGCATGTAGATCGCCTTGTCGCCGGTGAGGTTTTCAATGGCTGCGACTAATGCTTTTCTGTCGTTTCCGGTTACGTTGTAATTTGCTTTCATGAGTGTGTTCCTCCTTTGTGAGATTAAGTTTTTTTGCTGTGCCTTTCGGCATGTATATACATCACTCTGAAAGCCTTATTTATCAAGCGATTTCCGACATTTTCTTGAGTAGAAAATCGCCGAAGAATCCGGGCAGAAATTGTGTATTATACACTCGTCGTCGGAGAGGTCTCGACTTCCTTTGCCAGAGCGGAATAGAGGAGCTTTTCGCCGTTTCTTATTACATACACATTCTCATCATCACCGGTATCCTCCACGTAACGGCGAAGGATGACAGAGGCGTATTTCGGATCGAGCTCCATCATGTAGCAGACGCGGTTTAACTGCTCACAGGCCATCAGTGTGGAGCCGGAGCCGCCGAAGGTATCAATAACTACAGAATTCTCCTGAGAGGAATTCTGGATGGGATAGCCCAGAAGGTCGAGCGGCTTACTGGTCGGGTGATCCTTATTGCGTTTTGGCTTATCGTAGTTCCAGATGGTGGTCTGCTTGCGGTCGGAATACCACGGGTGCTTGCCGTTTTGCAAAAAGCCGTAGAGCACAGGTTCATGCTGCCACTGATAATCGGAGCGACCGAGCACGAGGCTGTTCTTTACCCAGATACACACACCGGCGAGGTGAAAACCTGCGTCAATGAATGCCTTTCGGAACGTGAGCCCTTCGGTATCCGCATGGAAGCAGTAAGCGGCTCCGCCTTTTTCGAGGTGGTCAGCCATGTTCTTAAAAGCTGCCAGCAGGAACCTGTAAAATTCCTCGCCCTTGAGAGAGTCGTTCTGGATCGTAAGGCCGTCCGAGGCTTTGAAAGATACGCCGTAGGGCGGATCGGTCAGGACGAGGTTTGCTTTCTTGCCGTCCATGAGCTTTTCCACATCTTCCGGCGAGGTGGCATCGCCACACATAACACGATGCCTGCCGACTGTCCAGATGTCGCCGGGCTCCACGAAAGAAGCCTTCTCAAGGGCAGCGGTGAGGTCAAAGTCATCATCGGCGATGTCCTTTTCATTCCCGGTGCCGAGCAGCTTATCCAGCTCACCGGCGTCAAAGCCGAGGAGAGATAGGTCAAAGGACTGATCCTGCAGGTCAGATAATTCGACCGACAGCATTTCCTCATCCCAGCCTGCGTTGAGCGCCAGCTGATTGTCCGCAAGGATATACGCACGCTTTTGTGCTTCCGTCAGGTTCTCGGCAAAGACGCAGGGCACGGTTTCATATCCTTCCTCGCGGGCAGCCGTAACGCGACCGTGGCCGACGAGGATGTTATAATCTGCGTCAATGACCGCAGGACTCACAAAGCCGAACTCCCTGAGAGAAGCTCGGAGCTGTGCGATCTGTTCTTTGCTATGTGTCCGGGCATTCCGGGCATAGGGCACCAGCTTATCAATAGGTACCTGTTCCAATTTCTGTGTGTTCATTTACATATTCCTCCTGCTTCGAAGCAGCTGCTCCATCACGCTGTCCTGCGGGCTGCCCTCAAAGGGCTCGGTGCAGTTTTGCTTCACAATGTCGTAAATTTCGTACCAGAGCAGGTTGGCCTGCTTCTGAAAGTTCATCAAAAGCTGTGTGAAAGGGCTCGCAATGGCAGCACCGGTAGTCGGGTGTTTTCCGAGCATGCCGTATTTGCTGACAGCTTCGGAGCACTGAATGTACCGGGCAAAGGCCTCAGAGTAGCTTTCGAGCAGGCGCTTGTTTACCAGCCTCTCGCAGCCGCGTTCCTTGAGCCACAGCCATGTTTCTTTATAGATTTCATCTGCGCCGAGGGGCTTGCCGTCCTTCTGCAGAGCAGAGAGGTAATCGTCCGGACTTGGCATATCCATGCCTTCCAGCTCTACGCCGTCACCGATGTCGTCAACATCGAAGTCGGTCATGTCTTCTGTGAAGTCCGGCAGCTCCATACGCTTTGCAGGTGCGCCTTTCATAATTTTGTCGGCGAGGGCGTCCGGCTTGGAGCCAGCTTTGACACGCCGCCCGCCGCGATAGGTTCCGTCTTTCGCCATGTCGATCACTTCCATTTCTGTGGTGCAGGGTTTAATACCCTGTTTGAATTGCAATTTTTGCGTAAAAGACCCCGCGCCGTTTTCCGGGGAAAAGGGTCGTAGAGATTTTGACCGCCCTACCGGTCGCCGCGCTCGCGGTGAATCTTCTCGTGACACGAACGACAAAGACTCATAAGGTTGGACTCGTCATTCGATCCTCCCTCAGCAAGCGGCACAATGTGGTGGACTTCCTCGACCGCGACGTAGCGTCCTTCCTTTAAGCACTGCTCACAAAGCGGGTGCTTATGAACGTAGCGGTCACGGATTCGTTTCCATGCTCTGCCGTAGCGTTTGCCGGGAGAGTAGCCGCGCTGGAACTTCTCGTAGTGCTGTTCCATGATCTTGGCGTGCTCCTCACAATAAACGCCGTCCGTAAGATGTGGGCAGCCGGGATAGCGGCACGGTCGTTGTGGTTTTCTTGGCATAAGCCGTGCCTCCTTTCAGGGCATAAAGAAAGCCTTGCAGGGTGTTCCCGCAAGGCTTGTGTGCTGCGCGTGCAGCTGTTTCTTTATTCTTTTCGCTGATTATATACTATCATAAAGGGCGGGTGGACATCTTAGGACAAAGCAGGACATTTCGGGCGCATTTCAAATGATAATCGGATCATCCGGAAGCGTCACATGAAGGAGCGCCTTGCCGTGCCAGCGACGAATGGTGCGGGCATCTGCACAGAGTTCCATTCCAATCTGCTCCCAAGTATAGTTGTGGATGTACCGGTACTTGAGTACCATGCGCTCGTCGGTATCAGGAACTGCCTCAATGACCTCTCGTATCTGTTTCTTAAGGTCTGATAGCATTTCCAGCTCACCGGCGATTTTCTTTTCCAGAGTCCACAGCTTCTCAAGCGTTCGGACAAAGGGTGCTTCCGTATTTCGGGAAGTCTGCACGCGGTCTTTATCATATTGGATAGCCGACACGCTACCCGCCATCTCACGCAGGTTTTGTGCTTCCATCGTGTCGGACTTGATTCTCTGATCAAGGCGGTAGGCCTGATGGAGATATTCTTTTATTGTCATAAGGACTTCGCCTCCTCTCGTAGTTTTTGTATGAGATACTCGCCGTCTACACTCGTCAGTGCTTTGTACCAGCCGGAGCGGAAGAACCGTTCACACTCCATTGCATCCGACATGGCGGCTTGATTACCGGGCTTCTTTTTCAGGCGCTTCAGGGCGACCCGGTAATCCTTCACTGCCTGCAGCACGATGGCATTGGCGAGATTTTCATAAGGATCGGTCATCACACCACCTCAAGGTCAGCCTTGACCGCGTCAATTAGTGCGGTCTGCGTCATTTCTTTCTTGGATAGCGCCTTTACGATCCTTTCGTCGATGGTGCCCTTGGCAATGATGTGCTGAATCACCACAGTGCCGGATTCTTGACCTTGCCGCCAGAGACGGGCGTTGGTCTGTTGATATAATTCCAGCGACCATGTAAGACCGAACCATACAAGGGTGGAGCCTCCGGCCTGAAGGTTCAAACCGTGACCGGCAGAGGCCGGATGGATGACTGCTACAGGAATCTTTCCCGCATTCCAGTCAGCAATATCGCGGCTGGTCTTGATCTCCCGAACATTGAAGCGGTTCTTGATGCGGCTAAGGTCATGCCGGAACCAGTAGGCCACAAGAAGCGGTTTTTCATTGGCGGCCTCGATAATATCCTCCAAAGCGTCCAGCTTCCTATCGTGGAACTCGATGACCTCACCGGTATCGGCATATATGGCACCATTTGCGAGCTGTGAGAGCTTGCCTGTAAGCGATGCGGCATTGGCAGCAGTCACCTCACCATCAGGGAGCTGCAATATGAGCTCCTGTTTCAAATCTTCATAACGGCTGCGCTCAGAGTCGGAAAGCTGCACTTCATATTCTGTTGAAAGCAGCTCCGGCATCTTCAGATGGTCGGTAGATTTCATGGAAATCGTGATATCCGAGATCCTCCGATAGATGGCATCCTCCGCATAGGGCAGGGGCTTATATGAGTAGATGATCTCGCCGTTTCTCTTGTCCGGCATGAAGTAATTTGTCCGGTACTGCGTGATAAAGCGTCCGAGGCGCTCGCCCATATCCAACACCTTAAACTCTGCCCACAGATCCATGAGGCCGTTCGAAGAAGGAGTGCCCGTCAGGCCGATAATCCGGTGAATCCGAGGCCGTACCTTCATCAGCGACTTGAAGCGCTTGGATTTATGATTTTTGAAGGACGACAGCTCGTCGATAATCACCATATCGAAGTCGAAGGGAAAGCCGGACTCGTCAATGAGCCACTGCAGGTTTTCTCGGTTGATGATCGTGATATCCGCTTGCTGCAGTAGGGCTTCTTTTCGCTCCTTAGGTGTCCCGACTGCGACCGCATAGGTCAGACCTCTAAGGTGGCTCCATTTCTGGATCTCCGCTGGCCATGTATCGCGGGCGACTCTCAAAGGAGCCACTACAAGAACACGGTGGACTTCAAAGCTGTCAAACAACAGGTCAGATACTGCCGTCAGGCTGATGATCGTCTTACCAAGTCCCATATCTAAAAGGACAGCGGCCACGGGATGCTTTTTGATATAACGGATGGCGTAGTCCTGATAATCATGAGGATTGAAGTTCATGAATCATTCCTCCAATCTGCTCCGGGTCGTCAATGACATAGACTCGGTAGCCAAGTTCCCGAAGCAGCCTGTGGCGTGAGAGCTGGAGCGGGCGTGGCTTTTTGCCGGGAGCCTTCAGCTCTGCGAAACCGATATGGCCGTCAGGGAGTAAGATCAGACGGTCGGGCATTCCTGCGAAAGAGGGACACACCAGCTTAAGCGCAATCCCACCGGACTTTTTCACCGCCGTCGTTAACTTGTTTTCTATCTGTTTCTCGTTCATAGGTAACCTCCGTCAGGTGCGAATTTCCGGCGATGTGCAAGGTGTATCAATGGTATTTACAGAACTTTTTCTTAGAGCATTTTTTATAGGCCTAAGAGAGTTTTTATATAAGACCTTGATACACCTTGTCATCGGTACGGATTACTGGAGAAAATCTTCCTCTGCGCCGCTGTCTTCACGAATCTTTAAGCCCTTGAAATAGCGCTTCCGGTTCAGCGTCAGCCGTTCAAATCCGGCCTTCTCCAGCGCAAAGTAAAAGTCTGCCGTGCTGCGAACATACTCATTGCAATCCA